TTGGCTGAACCACTTAATCGTGAAGATGGTATTTGTCCACTTTTTAATTCTTCTAAATCTTGTCCTGTGAGTGAAACAACTCTACCATTGTTAACAATTTTTAAAGAGCCAGAAAATAAATATAAATCTCTCCAAGGATTGGTTGCACTACCTAAATCATAAGAACCCGTAGTAGCACCCTCTGGAGTATGTGGTATAATTGAACCAGTTGATATAATTGATACTATTTCAGGATTAAATTCTTCCTCTACACTTCCAGATGTTGGAAATAATTCAGAACCACTTATATTAAGTGTACCAACAATATCTACTGGAAGCTTAGGGTTTTTTACTCCTATACCTATTCTTGAATTAACTTTGTCTATTGATAATGGGGTGGCTGAACCAGTACCGTCTGCTACCTCATTACTAGATGAAATTTGAAGTAATTTTTGAAAATTACTTGATATTACTTTATTCTTTAAGTTGCCCATTTAAAGTCTCCACGAAAATTACGATAGTGTTTCTCATAAATAAATATTAAATTTTGATAATTTTCCATTGTTTAATTACCTCACTCTACCAACTATATTTACATTAGGATTTTTTAATTCAAATACTGTTGGTGTTGAAATTTTTGGTGGTTTAATAATTGACTTATCTTCATTTAAAGCCGCTTCAAAATCATAAAAATATCCATAATTTTGTGTACCTTGAGAGTCAATTTGAACTTCACCTGTTGATGGATTTATTGAATAACGATAAGTTCTGTTTACTAATGCATCCCCACTACCATTAGTCGCATTGTAATCTTGATTTTGTGTTATGGTTACATGTCCAATAGAACGAACACCCTCTACACCCATCAACTCATATTCTAAATCACTTAAAAATATTGGTTGATTGAATTGCATTTTATCTATTCTAAAATACTCTTTTATAACATAATTACAAAGTATATTTACTTGTTCTTTATTTGCATATTTGTCAACAATAACATCAAAAAACACACCAAAATTTACAATATATCCATCAGTAAAAATTAAAGAATCAGTTAATATTCTAAACTGGTCTAGATAAGTTGATATATTATCTATCATAATTTTTGGTATTTTATCATTAGATTGTATGTTCGCATTGTTAGCATTTGGATTTCCAACCAAATTTTTTGCTGAATTATATCCTAATAAATAAATTCTTACAGATGAATTATATGTAGCATCAACAAGAGAAGTTGATAAGTCACCATATTGTGCAGCCACACTAGCTCCTAAATCACTTACATATGAAATTCCTGTATCGAATGCACCTTCAGCCTCTTGTAATTCTAATATTCTATTATAAACATCATCTGCGGTGTTTGTTTCAAATGCAGTTTTAGCAAAATTTAAAAATTCTAAATAACTCGCTGCAAACTGATTTATATTTGTATTTAAATTATCAATCGCTATTCCAAATTGTTGAGATGGTTGATAGAATAATTCATCTATTGTCCCAACATTTCTCGTAACATAAACTTTTGCTATATTTCCTATCTTTGATGGTAGATTCATTATTCTAGCTTCAAAGTCTTCTTTAGTTACACATCTATTTTGTGTTGTAAAGTAAGCTTTTGTTTTTTCTCTTATCTCATCTATGGTTTCTTCATCTCTACCACCAATAGCAGGACTATTATTAACTACAGATAAATCAGATACATCAACAGCCGCTGAAGAACCAGGAGCAACCTCACCTGATAAAATAGTTGATATATCACCACTTGGAACATTTGCATTTATACCACCACCAACACGATAAGTAATTGTTAAAGTTGTGTTGTTTGGTGTTTCACCAAGTGTTGAATATTCGTCACCTAATAATGGATCTATAGAAGAGTCTATGTCATTTTGTTGTCCTGGTATTACAATCCCAACTTGCTCCAAATCAATAAATTCATTATTTAAATCGCTTCCATTCTGTAATATACCATTACCAAAAACCAATGATGTTGTATTATCTTCATTTGTTTCACGAGTAAATCTTTTTCCAGCTTCGACATATTGAAGTGAATATGGAACAGCAGTAGCCTCTGATTCATTATCCGAAGAATTATAAGCATCAGTTCTAGATGAATCATTTGTATAGTGTGTTAAAACAGGAACTTTATCTTGTGCTAAATAATCAACCTCATACCAATTATTTCCATTTGAATCTACACAAGAAATAATATCAATAACATTAGTGTCTGTAATAGTTATTTTTTTAAATTTTTGAGGAGCTCCTATATTAAAAGAAATTGTTTTAGTTTTAGCACTAACAGCTCTAACTGTTCTCTTTAAAGTATAAGTATCTGCTAGTCCAACTTCAGTAAATGATGCGATTTCACTCGTGTCTACGGAGTGTGAGCCTGATATTTGAAAATCAACAAAGTCTAATGTTTCAAAAATTAATGAAGAATCTGTACCAAAAACTTGTATGCCGGGTTTAAAAACTCCACCCGTTGAATAATCAACAGTGCTTCTATCATTTGGATTAGCATTTAAATCTTGTGAAAAAGTTAAGTCAACAAAAGCTGGAACGATTGGCTTAACTTTATACCCAAACATATTTGCTAAATTTATTACATTTCTTCTTTCTTCAGCTAATGGTAATAACATTTCACGATATTGTTGGTCTACATAAAACGATAACACATCACCAACATATGCATTCATTTCTAATAACATCATACCAGGAGAAGTTTCATTAAAATCTCTATATGAATTTGGAAAATAAGATTTTGTATAATTCATAAGAGAACTTTTTAAACTACTAAAATCTTTATTTAAATAATTTACATTAGATTTTGAAAATTTGTTTGTATTATATGTAGCCATTTTTTATCTCCATTAGTATCCACCACCACCACCACCAGCTGCACTATCACCTGAATCTGATATTTCACTTGAAAAATTTAAATTTACTGAATCGATAGTATTTGGATCTTGTGCAATATTAAAAATTATCTTTACTAAAACTTGAGTTGGAGATACGCTTGTATCTTCATTATTTGTAACTACTTCAATGTTGTGAACTTCCACGAAAGGCAACCATATTTTTAAAGCATCTAATATTTTATTTTGTATATTGAATATGGTTGTTTCATCAATTTGTTCAAATAATAATCCTCTTAAATCTAAACCAAGATTTGGTTGCATTAATCTTTCACCTGTATTGGTTCTACATAAATTAATAATATTATTTTTTACAGCTTCAATGGTTGTTGAAGTTGTTGCAAACCAACCATCACTCGCATCCTCTCTTCTCAATGGTAAAGATAAACCAACTTTTATGTTCGAGTCATTATCAACTATATATGGTTTTCGTGATGTATCTTGTACAGCCATTATAATAAGTCCTCAATATCGTCTTTTAACAATTCTACAGTTGTATAATTTTGTTGACCATCTGTGCTATCAACATTAAATTCAGATTGTGTTTGTGGATCTGTTCCAACAAATGTGTATCCAGAAGCATTAAGTCCTGTGGAGTCTTTATTTAATTCAAGTGGTGGTAATTTAGAACCACCCTCCAATAGTGGTTTTATAGCTTTTCTAAGAGCATCTTCAAGAGGAGCAACCAATGCTGCAGCTCCTGGAATTTTTTTTATAGTATCTAAAATCGGAGCTTTATCGCCAAGTAAAGTTTGTAATTCAATATTTACACCTTGCTCTGGTATTTTAAAATCTTCTAATATTACTGGAGCATTAAATTGTGTAACCCTAAATTTAGCTTTAGTTAAAAAATTAACAATAGCATCAACTTCTAATTGAGCTTGCGGCTCAAGTGTTTCCTCAGCTTTTTTAATAGCATCATCGCTTGCACCTGCGAGTTTTAATCCCTCTTTTTTAGCATCTATTAAATCTTGTTTTAATCCCATTGTTATCTTCCAAGTTTTCGATTAGATTTTTCTATTGACTTTTCTAACACTTGACTGTAATCTTTATTTAAGAATTGACTCATAGGGTCACTTGATGGCACTTGTTGTGTTCCATTCATCATGTCACCATAGTTTTTTCCAATAACTTCATTCATTCTATCTGAAGTATATTCCCCACCACCCATTGTTTTCCATTCACCATCTTGAGCTGTTTCATTCAATACATCATTCAATACTGAATTTTTTGTAAATGATTTTTTCTCAATAATTTTTTTAGGTTGTGATTTAGTTTGAGTTGGTTGCTTTAATTCAGTTATTACCTCACCAATAGCCATCGCAACCTCTTCTCTAACGATTTGTCTAATTATAGTTTTTATATTTGTTTTTTTCTTTTTCATAATTACCTCATTTTTTATTTTTCAATAAAATGTTTACCACTTATAATATTATTTAATTTTTGTTCTATTGCCGATATTTTACCACCTGGAACTGATAATGGTGACATTGTCGCATCAACTAATGGTATTGGAGCTCCTGTACATACACCTTGAGCTTCTTTTAGTAATCCTAAAATATCTCGTAATATTTCTAACAACACATTACCTAAAACCATTGGCTCCATTTCAGCACCTTCAGCATTTGGATTACCTAAAAATGTTCTTTCAGATTCTACGACTAAATCTTTATTGGTTGATATAGTTAAGTGTCTACCAGTACCAATATGAATATCTTTTATTGATGATAAATAAATATCATCCGTTTTTGAATTTAAAGTTATTCTATCTGATTGTAAAAATAATTGATTTTCTTTTTTGTTATTACCATAATCATAAACTAATCGTTTAACATCTTGATTACCATTAACACTTGAAACTAATTTACCAAGTAATCTGTTTGGAGATTCAATAGTGTCTGATGCTAATGTAAATCCAAATACTTCTTCAATTTCTCTTTCTAAAAATCCCTCATTGTTGCCAGCAACTTGAGGCTTTTCAGATATAATTTTTTTATAACCACCAAAATGTTGAGCGAGTGTTCCGTTACTTGTAATACTGATTAAAGAACCATCAGCTAAAGTTTCTTGAATATTATATTGCCCACCTCTATCGTTTGAAATAAAAATATAAGGGTTTACATTTCTACTACCAACTCTAATACTGTTTCCATGTCTGCCCTCTAACATAATATCACCATGAACCTCATTAATAGATACACTTTCATCTAAATCAGATTTTGGTCTTTTTGCTAATCTATGATAATCTTTTTTTTTAAAATTTAATGACTCACCTTTAGCTAATCTTTCATTATTTTTTAAAATTTTTTTATCTTTACCAACAGCTCTTTCAGCTTGATACAAATTATCTTTATTCCAATTTGGATGATTATCTGTGTTTAATGGACCTAAATAATATTGTTTACCTCCAATAGTACAAAGTAAAACAGGATCTCCTTTTGCAGGAACTTCAAATATACCTCTCAATAAAGGAAAATATCTATTACTATCACTAAGTTGACCTCTTCTTTTTTTAACTGTTTTACTATCAGTAATGTGAGGTGCAGCTATTATAGAATTAATATTATTAACTTCATTATACGAATTTATTACATCAGGATGAGTTATTGATTCAACAACAACTCCTGGAACAAATTGTAAATAAAAAGGTATTACTGATTTAACTCCAAATGCACTTTTAGCTTTTACATTTTTTGATGTTGTAAATACAGAACCCATTAGTTATTCCCCAAATCAATTGTTTTGTTTTTTATATTTTCAAGTTTATCACTTTCATTTTGTAAATCATTAACTGTATCTTGTAGAGTATCCATCAATTCAGCCTTTTCTTCATCACTTAATAACATTGATTCATCTGAGTCACCTTGAGATTTAGAAATAATTCTTTGTAGTACACCAGCGAGTTTTACTAAGTGTTCATCATTACGAACAGCTGTATCCATGTATTCTTTTATTATTGGTGCGACCATAACCACATCATCTATAGTTGTTATGAATCCGTGTATTTCCGATATTAACAAATCTATTTGAACTTTACGCTTTGTAGTGTTTTCGTAAATATCTTTTGTTAGGTCTTGAAAGGTTTTACCCTCAAATATTTCTTTATCGTTTGACATACAATTTCCTCAAGATGTATTTATTCATATATAAATATAAAATTTGTAGGAAATTGTATAAAATAAAAACTTTTAAATAATTAAAAAAATGTTTTTAAAAAAAGTATTTTGTGTCGTCAACTAAAATAGTTCCGTTTTTATGATATTTTTCAACTAATTTTTTGTAATGTTTTTTCAGAACATTTACAACAGATGTTATATGAGATGTTTCAACATCAGTCATTTCTCTTATTAAAATATAAAGTGCTTTTTTATTAAAATTTTCTATTTCAGTTCTTTGCTTCATTAAGTCAATTATAGCGTAACCTATTTTTAAATCTCTTTGTTTTTTAAATATTGAATTTATGTTAGAATCAAAATATCCTATTATTTCATCAGTTAATGATTGGTAGTCGTATTCTCCATAAGTTACATTTCTTTCTCTATCTAACACTTCCATTTGACTATGACTTTTTAATTTTTTATAATTATTATTGTTGTGTAGAATTAAATAATTTTTAGCCACAACTGAAAAATAACTAAACGCTTTCGAACCCTTTGTGTGGTCATACTTATGCATATTCATCACCATAAAAGCAACTACTTCATTTTTTATATCTTGAAAACCATAATCAAAATAAGTAAATTTAAAAGTATTGATTATATTCTCAGCTAATTTATCAAATGCTGCATGTATTCGTGTCCCATAAATTTCATTTCTTTCATTATCATCGGTTGATGAATTATATTCTACAACAGCATCTTGAACCTCTTGACCAAAATAAACTTTTCGTTTTTTCTTTTTTGTTATTTTTTTAATCTCTGCTTTTACATCATTAGTTTTCTTTTTTGACATTTTGCATCTCCTCTTCAAATATTCCATCTAAGGATAATTGAATTTGTTTTAATTGTTCAAAGAAAAAACCAGTCTCATCATCTGATTCATAATGTCCTTTTGAATCAACAAGTTTCATTTTTTCTGTTGAGAATTTAATTACTTGTTGAATCTGTAAAATCAATTCTTCATATTGTGTTATTCTTCGTAATGAGTAATACACCAAAGTAGATGTAAATATACTTGTAAAGAAAAATAATATTGTTAAGCCTATCCACATAATATCTCCTAATTAAACAACTCGTCAAATTTAGATTTTAAGTTGTCTATCTGTTTTTGTTCATCTTTTGTTTTTGGAACTTTTGTATTCATTGGTTCTTCAGTTTCACTACCTCGCTTCCACTCATCTGATTCAATATAAGTTGACATCATATCAGCTTGATGTAAGATATGAGGCATATTGGAACGAAGTCCAAAATCAGGATTATAAGACATCAAGTAAGCTTTATTAGCTTCATCATACATCCCATCTGTTAATTTAATCCCAATGTATTCTTTATCAGTAACCTTAACACCATAATGTTGAAGTAACCATAATGCTCTATCAGGCACTTTCATATATTGTAAAGATGGATTATGTTTATAAATCTCATCACGATTTTTTCTGTGCCAATCTGAATCTTGTGGGATATAATAGTCATGTTCTAAATCTCCAACTTTACCTAAGTCGTGATGTAAAGCTGCAAACACTAACTCTTCATCCGTGAAGTTAATCTCAGCACCATTTTTTTCCCACATTTGTTTAATCTCAAGTGAGTGACTTACAATATGAAGAACGTGTTCAACATATCCACCTGGCATCGCATTGTGAAAATGTCCTTTAGCACTTGCAGGTGCGAACATCATTCTATCTTGAAAGTCATCATACATCTTTAATAAATTATCTCTTCTATCATCACCAATATGTGCATTGATAACATCTATCAATGTATTCCAATTTTGTTGTATTTGTTCTGCTGATAATTTTTTCATTTATTCTCCTATCCATTCATAACCATACTTGGTAAATTTAATTTCTTTGTATTTTCTTAAAGCATTTCTATAAGGACTAAATTTAATTCTTACACCCCAACCAAGATAGTCTAAAATATTTTTCTTAGTTACAAAACCTTTGTCTTTAATAAAGTCTTTAATTTTTAAAACACTATCTGTTTCACTAACTGACTCTAAATTAAATACATCTTTCCAACCACCAAACCAGTTAGATATTCTTTCTTCCCAAATCATATTGTCTGCTAAATCACTTGTATCATATGTAATTGGATTATCCAACATCTCATTAAACTTCTTGATAAAGTCATTTCTATCATCATACAAATAAGGATATGGGTTTTTAGCAACACTTGTCATTTCAGGATAACAAAGTTTGTTCGGTAACAAATAAGGAACACCAACTGAAAAACCATCAGTTGTTGAAATACTCCAAGCTGAATATGTTTGAAATGTTCCTACACCAAATTTCATAGTAGATAAAAAATCCATATATTCATCACGACTTTCACAATTAACTCTTTCATTCCACGGCCTATCGACTTGTGTTAGTGTAGTGTATACTTTGAAGTCTTGTCTCTGTTCCCATATTTCATCACATATTTTTACAAACCATTCCCAACCAGTGTATCCAGCACCTCTATGATTAAATACAACTGTTTTATCTTTATAATCTTTTCTTATATTAACTCTATCAACACCAAGATAATGTGGTTGAATAATTTTTTGTAATCTATCCAATACTCCTTGATTCCAATGTTTACTTGCTTCTTTGATTGTTAATTGTTTCAACCAATCACTATTCACTCCACACTCATCTTGCATTAATAAACCAGCGACACTTAAATACAATGCTCTTGCTGGGTCATCTTTATGCATTCCACCTCTATCACCATATGGAGCGTTTTGTGGAACTTCAAACCAATGTGAGTAACCAATATACTTTGGTG